TGTTGTTTTGTTCTACGATTCAGAGTTTGGTACACCACAAAGTTACTTTGATGCATTTGGTATTGACACTGATCGTGTTCTTCACACACCAATTACCGATGTTGAACAATTAAAACACGACATCATGAATCAGTTGCAAAATATTGAAAAAGATGATAAAGTGATTATAGTGCTTGATTCTATTGGTAATTTGGCATCAAAGAAAGAAGTGGAAGATTCAATTGAAGGTAAATCTGTTGCTGACATGAGCCGAGCAAAACAGATGAAGTCTTTATTCCGTATGGTGACACCACATTTAACAATCAAAGATATTCCAATGGTTGTGGTTAATCACACATATAAAGAGATTGGTATGTTTCCAAAGGATATCGTGGGTGGTGGCACAGGCTCGTATTACTCAGCCGATACAATCTGGATTCTTGGTCGTCAACAAGACAAAGATGGCACAGAAATCGTAGGCTATAATTTCATCATCAACGTAGAGAAGAGTAGATATGTCAGAGAAAAGTCTAAAATACCCGTTACTGTATCTTTTGACGGTGGTATTAACAAGTGGTCTGGTTTATTGGATATTGCACTCGAAGGTAATTTCGTCACTAAGCCAAGCAATGGTTGGTATGCCAAAGTAGATCAAGATACAGGTGAAGTTCTTGAGAAGAAACGTTTTGCTGATACACAGAATGAAGAGTTCTGGAAAGACATTCTTGCAAATGAAAGTTTCAAAGAATATGTAAGGAAGAAATATGAGATCACTTATAGCAGTATTCTTGGAGAAGATGCCGTTTTGGAAGAAGAAGATGAAGCCGCAACATAATGTTGATTATGTTTTGTTAGATTCTGAAGATAAAACAAAAACTGCCGTAGGCGTTAAAACAGGTAAGTTTGCTGGAATTTTATATCATTACAATAAGGCAAGATTGACTGAAGAAGAAGATCATGCTAGAATGACTTTTTCTTACACAGTAATATCAACGCCAAAAATTCCAATAGAAGATTTAATACAAGATACAGAGTTTCAAAACTTTATTGGTGACATTTTAACCGACATATTGATGAGCCAAGCGGAGGCAAATGAAAAGATTAGAGACAACGATTCTGAAGAATTTGATATTTAATGAGGACTATACAAGAAAGATTATTCCCTTTTTAAAGACCGAATACTTCACAGACTCAACAGAAAAAATTCTGTTTGAAGAGATCAATGATCATTTAGATCAATTCAAACATCTTCCTACCTACGAATCGCTTGTCATCAACTTTACCGAATCACGTAAACTGACTGAAGAACAGGTCAGAAATGCGGTTGAAATGATTCGTGAAATCAATGCAGACAAAGATGATCCTACCGATGTAGATTGGCTTATCAAGCAAACCGAAAAGTTCTGCCAAGATAAAGCAATCTATAATGCCATCATGAAGTCTGTTAAAATTCTTGATGATAGAGAAAATAAAGAAGACAAAGGCATGATACCAAAGATGCTATCTGATGCTCTTGGTGTTTCATTCGATAATTCTGTTGGTCACGATTACATCGATGATTCTGATAATCGATTTGATTTCTATCATCGTCATGAAACGAAAATTCCTTTTGATCTTGATTTGTTCAACAAGATTACCAAAGGTGGTCTACCAAAGAAAACACTGAACATTGCACTTGCTGGCACAGGCGTTGGTAAGTCATTGTTCATGTGTCACGTTGCAGGCTCTTGTTTGGCACAAGGTCTAAATGTTTTGTATATCACAATGGAAATGGCAGAAGAAAGAATTGCTGAACGTATTGATGCCAATCTATTGAACATTGACATTGCAGACTTGAATGCTATTTCTAAACAAGACTATGATCGAAAGTTTTCTGCACTGAAAGTCAAAACACATGGCAAACTCATCATCAAAGAGTATCCTACAGCAGCAGCCTCAGCACTACACTTCCGTGCTTTGTTAAATGAATTGCAACTAAAGAAAAGTTTCAAACCTGACATCATCTTCATCGACTATCTTAACATTTGTGCAAGTGCCAGAATCAAGCCTGGTGCTAACGTAAATAGTTATTCTTATATTAAGGCTATTGCGGAAGAACTCAGGGGTCTTGCGGTTGAGTTTGAAGTGCCGATTGTATCAGCCACACAAACGACCCGTTCCGGCTTCACCTCCAGCGATCCTGGTCTTGAGGATACCTCAGAGTCCTTTGGTTTGCCTGCGACCGCCGACTTTATGTTCGCTTTGATAAGTACCGAAGAGTTGCAACAATTGAATCAGATACTAATTAAGCAACTAAAGAACCGCTACAATGACCCTAATTATTTCAAGCGGTTTGTAGTTGGTATTGACAGAGCCAAGATGAAACTGTATGATGTTGAACAGTCAGCACAAGAAGACCTTGTGGATTCTGGTCAAGTTGACGACAAACCTCTGAACAGTTTTGGTGACCGTGAACAAATGTCTGGTATGAAGAATAAGTTCGGAGGCTTCAAGGTATAAATACTCTAATAACCACTGAAAGGGTGTTTAATGAGTGCAGCCTCCGACAAATTTGAAAATGATGTCGCCAAAAACATCAATAAAATTCCTGGAATCACAGCAGAAAGACCAAAAGTCAGCACCGAATATTCAGATGTATTGATGCATTATAATAGAATGAAAGTGTGGATTGAAGTTAAAATGTCACACACAGACAATCTTTCTAATCCACGTGTTTACTATGAAAAAGGTAAGTGGCATACAACTTACAAAACTCCTGCTGCAAAACACACCGTGGAAATTTTGAACAAATCGGCACAGGCAAAAAAGTTTATTAAAGATATTGCAAAGTTTTCTGGCATACCCGAAAAAGTGATTAAAATACCAACCACAAAAAGTGGATTGAAAGAAGAAGGTGCTGTACCACTTAGTGTTATGAAAGCATATTTTAATCAACCAAGCATTAATCGCTACATTGCTAATGAAGAAAATTACAATCTCGGTGATGTGGTGACAGAACACTATACTATTGGTAAGGCCGAACCTGCATATTACATGCAAGCAGGTGATGACTTTTATATGATTTCAAAAAAGAATCCACTTAAAATAAAAGGTGTTCCAGTTTTAAGTGGTTCGGGCGACTTTAAAGTTCGTGTTGCAACCCGTTCAGAATTTTATGAAGTGCAAGCAGAAATCAAAATCAAAAAAATGCCCAACAGTAAATTTTCTGTAGCACCAGGCACGAAAAAACAAAACCCATTTCTAAGTATGTCAAAATGAAATTCATGGATTACATAAAAGAGAGTAAAGAAGGCAAGAATGTTCATCTTGAGCATCTTGAAGATAATGTATTAAACGCCGGCGTATCAGGCGCACGTGAAGCAATAGAATTTCTCCGTTCTTTACGCAATATGCTTGCTGGTCACACAGGCTCAAAATTAAATGTGACTACAAAATGGGATGGTGCGCCTGCTATCTTTGCTGGTACAAATCCAGAAAACGGTAAATTTTTCGTTGGTACGAAATCAGTATTTGCAAAAAATGCAAAATTGAATTATACTGATGAAGACATTGACGAAAATCATCCTGGTGAAGGTTTAAATCAAAAACTCAAACTTGCATTGGCATTCTTGCCTAAATTGGGCATCAAAGGTGTTCTGCAAGGCGACATGATGTTCAGCAAAGGCGACATCAAAAAAGAAACTATTGCGGGTGAAGAATACATTATCTTTCAGCCAAACACAATTGTATATGCTGTGCCAGTAAAATCAAAATTGGCACAGACAATGTTGGCAGCACAGATTGGTGTTGTGTTTCACACATCATACTCTGGTAAAACATTAGAGACAATGAAAGCATCATTCAACATTGATATTGGTCATTTAAAGACTACAAAAGATGTTTGGTTTCGTGATGCATCGTTTACTGATGCGTCTGGTTCTGTCACGTTTACTGAAGAAGAGACAGCAGCAATCACATCTATTCTTTCAAATGCGGGTAGAGTTTTCAACACGATACCTGCACTGACATTGAATCGTATTGCTGCATCGGATGTTTTTCTTACGCAGATCAAAACATTCAACAACACGAAAGTTCGTGAAGGCAAAAAGATTGCTGATACCAGAATTCATACACAAGAATTGATTAACTACGTAGAAGCAAAACTGAACAAAGAAATTCTGGTAGCAAAGAAAGAAGATACAAAACAAAAACGCATCAAAGAAAAAAATGAAGTGATGCGTTTCTATCGTTCAAATGCCATGTATCTCAAAACAATATTTGACTTGATGAATCTGATTGTTGATGCTAAGTTGATGATCATTCGTAAGTTGGAAACTATCAAGAGCATTGGCACATTTGTTCGCACTGACGATGGCTTCCGTATTACTGCACCAGAGGGTTTTGTTGCAGTTGATCATCTTGGTAAAGCATTGAAACTGGTAGATAGACTTGAGTTCAGCAGACAAAACTTTAACGCACAGAAGGCATGGGACAAATGAGTTACGACATCAATAAAATTTTAGCAGAGTATGGTGATGATGATTTTGGTTTCAGCACAGTTGATGAAGTTGAATATCAAGCAGTCATTGCAGAGAAAGACGAAACTGTTGAAGAGTATAAAGCAAGACTTCAGCAAGTAGAAAAGATTATCATGCCATTTCTGACAAATCTGTACAAGACAGCAAGTCAACCGTATATTCACTGGCCAAATCGTGGACCAATTATTGAAAAGCAAATGCAAAAAGTATTGCAATTGACAAGAGGTTAAAAGGTAATTTTATTATGGTGAACCGCTTCAATTTTAATAATTTAGGTTATGTGATGGCTGACATCAGTGATGAGTTGTCTGCCATGTTAAATGGTGAAGTAGAGTATATAAAGAATAATTTTGAATCTTCTACACCCTACAATCAATATTTGGCCGGTCACATTAAACGTGAGTATCAGTTAGTATCTTCTGTAAGAATGCTTGAGGAATTTGTTTTACCTTTAACACAAGAATATGACAGGCTTTTTGATTACAATTCAACTGTAAATATATTGACAGATGATTTACCCATGTGTGTGAAAAATGCTTGGGTAAATTATCAATCCAAAGGTGAATTTAATCCTACCCATAATCATGCTGGAGTGTATAGTTTTGTAATATGGCTAAAAATACCGTATGACATCAAAGAAGAGTTTAAAGTTTTTAGACACGAAAATGATGGTGAAGATAAGATTCCAATGACTTCGGCGTTTCAGTTTTCGTATGTAAATACGCTAGGACAAATTGGAACTCATCATATACATGTTGATAAAACTTATGAAAACAAGTTAATATTATTTCCTTCTAAGATGATGCATTGTGTATATCCATTTTATACTTCAGATGATTATAGAATATCTGTGGCAGGAAATGTTTCGATAAGAGCGAAATAGGAGAAAGAATTGATCACCATATCTGACACTGCGGTAAAGAAAATTAAATCTATCATTGCTGAAGAAGACCCTTCACTTAAACTACGTGTATTTGTGCAGGGTGGTGGTTGTTCTGGTTTCCAATATGGCTTCTCAATAGAAGAATTGCCAGCAGCAGACGATGATTTTACATTTGAAAGAGATGGTATTGGAGTTGTTATAGATAGTATGAGTATGCAATACATGAATGAAGCGGTGATTGATTATAAAGAAGATATGATGGGTGCTTCATTTACAATCAAAAATCCAAACGTAACTGCAACATGTGGTTGCGGTTCTTCATTCACGATATGAAAACATTCAAAGATTATTTAAAGGCAAACAAAGACAGCAGACAGGAGTTTGTATCTAAGGCCGGCGGAGGTGAGTGGGGAAGACCTGAACTCACTGCTAAATATCTTGATGACACTCCTGGTCA